AAAGGAAAGAAACCCCCCCGCCGTAATCGTGCCCAAAACGTCATCAAGTTCACGCTCTTGCGGTTAAGCAAAAGAGCGCCGGTGCTTTCCGGCGCTCTTTGAGCATACACATTATACCACGTTTTTTTGAAAAGTCACTGTCACAAAACTCGCATTTTAACTTGTGCCGTACCTCGCAGTACAGTAATCTGTCAGTGCGCGTTTGGCTTTGCGCCATACAGTGCTATCATCGCAGTTCAGCTCATCACATAGCCGCTGTGCGCCGTTCCTCTGCTTGTCTATGTATAGCACCTCAAGTATTCGTCGCTCTTCGTCGGCGAGCTTTTCAAGCGCCTTACAAGTCAATTCGACTTCTTTTTCCGCAAAGTGCAGGTTCGCCGACAGCAGGTCAATAAGGCAAATACTGTTATTAAGTCTGTCGTCGTAGCTGCTCCCGCCGCCCTGCACCGGTGTTGAGTCTGTGCATGCGCTTTTAATCGCCGTCATCCGCTCGCGCTCAAGGGCTATGTCGCTTGGTATGGATTCAATAGCCGCCTCGTTCTTGCGGAGATTATACAAGTCTGTCTTGCATTTGAGTTTCCAGAGTTCAGTCATTTGCCGCCTCCCATGTTATAACCAGCTTTTGTAGCTCCACCGTCGTAAGCAGCGCATACGCCGCGTTAAAAGCGTCTTGCGCTGTGGTATTGGAGAACTCCAACACGCCGTTTATTGGTATTCCCGCGCCCATAGGCGGTTTGTTTGGCTTTTCAGCAGGTTCCATGACCTGTTCTATCGGCGTTGCAATCTCCGCCACCGGCGACGGTTCTTCACTCACGTCCTGCATAACCTCGTTCGTGCTGTTTACCCATGCCCAAAACTCATCGTTTCGCCCAGTGCGTACCGCGCTCACGTTGCCCCTAAATGGTATGCCCAGTTCCCGGAACATATTGCAAACCGTATTCCGACTTATGCCAAACATCGCGGCAAGCGCCGCCTGCTGCGGATTGTACTTGCCCATGATCGTGCTTAGATATCCACGCTTGATATCGTCCGGCATCCGCTTGAACTGTGCCCACTTCATAGGGCTATTGAGATTGTAGCTCTGCACTTCTCCGTTCATCTTATCACGCTCCTTTTTCGTCATATAATCAGACGGCATTTTGACTCTGCCGCCCTTTCCGGCGTGGGAGCGTTTATTGAAGCTCCCACGCGCTGTGCGTTTCCGGTCTGCACATTCAGAGCGGAACACATATTCTTCATCGGTCATTTCTATCACCAAAGATGATTTTATAGCATGGAACGCATACATCTTTCATCCCTGACATTAGAGTACGGCCAAGCTCGATCCTATCCGGTGCGCGATATCCAACCTGCATTCCCGTCGCCATAATATGGATATATCTTTCACCGTCGTTGATTTCATTGCCGCATATATCGCAGAATACTTTTTTCATGTTTCTCCTTTCATTTCCCTGTACTGCCGAATCCCCCGTTACCACGTTCTGTGCTGTCGAGGTGGTCTACAAGCTCAAGCGCTGGGGTAATGATCGGCATAATTACAAGCTGACTTACCTTGTCGCCCTTATTAACCTCATAAGCGTTCTGCCCGTGGTTATAGAGCTTAACACAGATACTTCCGGTGTAACCGCTGTCGATTACGCCCTCGCTGGTTATATCGTACTTGACGTTCAGTCCGGATTTGCTCTTGAGCATACCGACGTAGCCCTCCGGTATCTCGATATGTACGCCGGTGTCGATGATTGCGCTGCTATACGGCGGGACATAGGCTCTTATAGGCGAGCGCAGATCGTATCCCGCATCGAGATCATGCGCACGTTCCGGCCGGTAAGCGCCGGGGTCGATTACAATTTTCATTCGTCCTCCTTATATTCCGGGCACTTTATCACATGATAGCTGGTATTTTCGTGACGATAACCCTTGAGCGTGGTTTTTCTTGCTTTCCAGCCCTCGACCGGCTTAAACATGATCGCGCCGGTTTCTGGATCGCGCGCCGTCCATGAGCAGCCGCCCGTTGCGTTTGCGCATGACCAGCACAGTGTTAATTTGTACACGTGTTTCACCTCACAGATATCTCTTTGCTTCTTTGTGCGCTATGCGCACCTCGGTTTCAATGAGCGTGTGGGAATAGCCTAATATCTCGGCTATCTCTCGGTATGTTTTGCCGTCGTAGCGGTATCGCAGTATTTCACGCTGCCTGTCGGTCAGACTATCCCACCAAGCTTTACTGTCGCACCAGTCCACGTTTTTTGCCCCAGGCAGGACTTCTTCGAGCTCATACTCGTTACCGGACTTGTCGTGTATCGGTGTGCTGAGAGAGATCGTTTCCTGCGCTCTTTTCGTGCGCTTCGAGTTGCGCCATTCCTTGATTATGTCGCGACGTATGTAAGTGTACGCGAGAGTAGATAGCTGCCACTTTCCCGGCTTGAAGTCTTGGCAAGCTCGCCATAATGCCATTCGCGCAGTCTGCAAAACATCTTCGTCGTTGGCAAGCGCCGGGAAGAACCGGAGCAGACATTTTCTTGCAAGCTTCTCATTTGCTATATAAAGCTCCTCACAGCTTGTGTTGCTTGCCGTCTCTGGTGACGATTTTGATATCATATCTTACCTCACGCGGTGCATAGTATTTGCCGCAGGCCGCTTTGAGTGCGGCCTCTTGCTTGGCTATGGCATATTCGTTGTCTTTGGTGTCGTCCTTTTCCAGTTCTCGGATTTCCGTGTACTTGGCATTAAAAGCGTCATGGAAGCGTTTCAGCCGCTCCTCACCGAACCCGAAGCCCTCGGCGAGTGCGAGGCAGACCGCATCAAGCGTCTGCTGCTCAGTGTAGGCGATCACCTTAATTGTCCATAGCTCGCGTTCTGCTTTCTGTCGGGCGAGTAGTCCGCTTTTACTCATTGCAGCTCCTTTATTGCCGACACAATATAGTCGGTGGCGCTTTTAATAGCGTTCACCGTCCATTCAGCATTTTCGGCGGTCGTGAATCTCGCTATCTGCATTTCAATCAGCGTTTCTCTTGATGGAATAAAAGTGTAAATTGCAAACAGGATTACAGCAAGAACAGCAAGTACGGTCGCGACTCTTTGCGCTTTGGTTCCTGCTATGTAATCAGAACATTCTCTGTCGAATCCATCGTCGTCAAGCGCATTAAATTTGAAAGCCGCTGTCACGATGTATGCAGCAGCCGAAAAGATAGCCAGCAGAATAGCAAGCGAGCAAGTGCCCCTGCAGATTTTGTCTGCAACGCTAAGCCAGTAAAACCACATGGGATTGATTATGTATGTCATTTGTCTTCCTTTCTCCTTTATCTCGTTACTCTGCGTACGTTAACTCGTATCTGTCCTCGTGCTTGCAGACGTCCGGCGTGTCCGGCACGGGGCAGAAATCACAGCACATGGGGCAGTCTGCATTAGTGCAGATTTCATCCTGATTCCAACGACATTCATACGCTATCATTTCTGCTGTCATCCTTTCTGTGTTCTTCCGCCTTTTTCAAGGCGTCGAACACCATCACATAAATTTCCATTGTCAGATCATCCGTAACCGGGATAAGCGGCGCTACGAAGTTCCAGCAGTCCATATAGGTTAGCTCAGACATTGTTTCTCCTCCATTCTGAACAGCCGCCGTTGTTTTTCCACACGCAGCGGTCGCATTTGCCGTAACATTTTTTATGTTTGGTCACCATCCCGTCACTCCTTTCTTGAGGAGAGACTCTATTCTTCTACTGCGTTCAGCATCTTCGAGTTCTGCGAGATTACTCGGTGCATCCATCCTCGCTCCGCAGTGAGGGCAATACCGGAAAGAATATGCTCCAGTATCAAAACCGCATCTTGAGCAGACGTACAGCATAGAACCCGGAACGCCGCTGTTTCTCCAGCTTCCGTGAATATTTGGTACTACATCCGCAGTAGGAAGTTCTCGAACAGAGTGCGAACATTTAAGGACAGCAATCTGTTCCTTGCCGGACGGGTCTGTCTCAAACAGAACGTCGCTTATAACTCGAAGTGCTTCTTCTTTTTTGATATATTCATCCATTATCAGTTACCTCCAAATCCATTCTCGCCCCACAGTAATAGCAGAAATAATGATCTTCCGTTACTTCCTCTATGTGCGCCCCTATTCCGCATACAGCGCCACAGTTGGAGCAGTATATTACTCCTTTGGAAGTTTGAGCCCAGTGCGCGTGTATCACCGGTACAACATCAGCAGCAGGGAACCCACGCGCTGCCTTTTCGGTAGCTATAATCCCGTTTTTCCACCCGCGCCCGTAATCGTCTGCTGATTCGGCTTTGCGCGTTCGTAGGTACTCACAAAACTTTGCCCGGTTTATGTATTCAGTCATATAGTGCTCTCCTTTTTTCCCCTACTTCCTTTGCCACTGCGCCGTAACACCGCGCGAGTTTTCCAATGCAGTCATCGCAGATCCAGTATTCGTGATACTTCGTTGAAAGGCGCTTACCATCGTGATACCCTGTCTCCGGTACTGTTAGTTTGAGGACGAAGCCCATCTTGTGACAACCGGAGCAAACGCAGTTGTCCGTATCGCTGATATGGCCTCGAAACTCCACATCTGGGAGATAGTTAACGCCAGGTTCATTCATCATCCAGCGCCGCATTTTTTTGATGTATTCAGCCATTGTTTTCCTCCTTTATTTCTTCGAGCCTTACGAAAACATCCCCGATGTCCCCGTAGAGCTTATGTACTTCCAGCTCCGTGACTTGGCTATCATCGTCATAGGCAAGCCCGTTGAGCGCGTCAAGCACGATCTTAGCGATGTTGTCACAGTCCGGCTTTCAAGTATCACCGCTCTTATAGCTCCGTTCAGCATAACCGCCCCAGCGCAACGCCAACAGAACCGCACAAACTCTTCATACTGCGTTGTTTGACTTGGGGTATATGCGTGTCCGTCTCGCCTTACTCGTGGCCTTGCCTTGCCCTGTGGCTTGCCGGGGATCGTAAAATGTGTTTCCATCGTTCACCTCACAAATAATTTTTTCCGAACCGTTCACGGAAGTCATCAACGCCCCAACCGTAATGCTTCATCGCCTCACGCTGCCCCCAGCGCTTGAGCAGCGCATCAAGGGCGGCGTCGGTATGGTGTAATGTCATGTGGCAGTCGTGGCAGAGTAGCACCCATAAGCCCAGCGCTTTTGACTTCTTCCGGTATGCCCCATGATATATCTCATGCCGGTCAAGCTTGCCTTGCTGCGTTTTGCAGAACCAGCATCCGACTATATCCTGCACGATTGACGGGGCATAGCCGTTTCGGTCAAGCGTCACGCCGTATTCGTTAGTCATAACAGCGATATTTGCTCATACGCCTGTGTACCCTCACAGTTACGTACAGCCTGTTTGTAATATGAGCTTTTAAGTTCTATGCCTATTGCCTTGCGCCCTTGCTGTAACGCAACAACAGCCTCAGAGCCTATCCCCAAAAACGGAGTAAGCACCGTATCGCCGGGGTTAGTCCATAGATTTATTCCGCGCCGAATAACGCCAAGCTGCAATGGGCATATATGCCGTTCGTCCTTATCCTCCTTTGCGCTGCTTGCTTGGAGCGTATCAGATGGGTTTATGTCCATCCAGACGGGGCTTGCGTATCTCTGCCATACGTCTACCGGGAAACTCTCATTCGTGTGCGTCACGCGCTCCGGGTTTTCTCCCGGCTTGCGCATTGTCACAAGATAGTCCGGTATGCCCTGTCTGCTCATACAGCTGTCTTTCTTTATCTGTTTATGCAGCAGGCCGAGAGCCTTAGTGCGCTGCATTGCGGTCACGGGGTCTTTCCAAATACACACCTGAGAATGAAGCACAAAACCCGCATCCTCAAACAGCCGGATCATTTCACCGCGGAAGTCCCGGATGCCTATAATGCCGTCTCGCTCTTTTGAAAGCGGCAAGTCCATACAATGAAAACTCACCAGCCGTCCCGGCATAAGCACGCGGTACAGTTCACTCACAATGTATTTGAACTGTTCGTAAAACTCCGTCGTCGTGCGGCAGTTGCCTAAATCTCTCTCGCTGTTCGAGTATGTATACAGGCTTGCAAACGGCGGCGAAAAGATTTCATAGTGTATGCTGTTCTCCGGTATACCTTTCAGCACCTCGCAGCTGTCGCCGTTATACAGCGCGTAGTTCTCGCCTATTGCTTGATCTATCACGCCGATATTTTCAATAACCATTCCGGTATTTCCATCCTTTCCAAAGCGTAGTAGCTTTCGCTCATTCTCACGGTATGGTGCAGGTCGGCAGCAAGTATATTTTTTGTGAACCGTACAAGCTCAGAAGTCATACGCTCCGCATCGCGCTGTTTGCGCTCTATGTTTTCCTTGACGCAGCCCTCTGCGTCAGAGATCACGATATACACATCAACAGGCTTTCTCTGACCGAACCGCCAACAGCGGCGAACCGCCTGATAATATGCTTCAAAACTGTCCGACAGCCCCACAAATATCATTTTGCTGCACTGCTGCCAGTTCATGCCCCAACCGGCTATTGACGGTTTGGACACAAGCACTCGGTTTTCGCCTGTTGTAAATCCGTTCATCGCCGTTTCCTTGTATTCCGCGCTCTGACTGCCACGGACTTCAACCGCACCATCTATCGCATCCGCAAGTGCACTGCTCTCGTCGTTGAGGTCACACCAGACAAGCACCTGCTCATCCGTCCCATTGGCTATCTCTGCCGCAGCTGCCACTCTGTCAACCAGGCTTGACCGGCGCGCTTGCCGTCGCTCCTGCAAATCCTGTGTAGCTTTCGCCATCAGCATCATCTGCCCGTCGCTGTCCGTTAAGACATCGCTTTCCGTTACGACTTCGTGTATACGAAGCTCCGGCAGATTAAAGCCTGCACCGTCATATCCCAAGTCTACCGGGCTCGTCAGGCAGCACGCCCATCCTGCGACCCACTCAAAGAATTTGCTCTCCGCGTGCCCTTTCAGACGCCATTGCGATGTATTGCCGCCGTCATGGCAAAAGAACGTAGATAGCATTTCGGTCTGCGTCATTATGTTGCAAAACTGCGCGTGTGTGCCAAGTTCCTTATAATCGTTCGGCGCCGGAGTAGCGGTGCAGCACAGCTTATACGGCGTATCCTGAAACATTTCTGTCAGCAACTGCCGTGTCTTGCTTGAGTAGTCCTTGAGTATGCTGCTCTCATCCAGTACAACGCCGCTGAATGCTTCCGCCGAGAAATGTTCGGCCATCTCATAGTTTGTGATATTCACGCCGTCAATAACGTCTCTCTGCGACCGGCAGACTGTAACAGGTACGTCGAACTTTTCGCCCTCGCGTCTTGTCTGCTGTGCAACGGCAAGCGGTGCAAGTATCAGCACGGGCTTTCTGGTATGTTCTGATACCTGCTGCGCCCATTGAAGCTGCATAGCCGTCTTACCAAGCCCACAATCCGCGAATATACAAGCACGGCCTTTTACAAGCGCCCAACGCACTATGTCATTCTGCCAGTTGAACAGTTTCGGATTACTTGACGTTGGCTCAAATCCGGACGGTGTGACGGCTATTTTCTTGCTCTCAAGGAATTTATGGTAATCTTTCATTCCCACGCCTCCAACAGTGACTTGATTTCTTCCTCCGGGCGCGTCTCAATGCCGAGCGCCTGTGCGTCCTGCACAAGATTATCTATCAGCATTGACATTTGCCGGGTATCGAAATCCGAGCTGCCGTAGTAGATATACAGATTCGTGCAGCCCTTGATTTTGCTTTCCTCACGCTCAACACGCCGCCCTATATGGTTCCGTATCCATAGCCGTTCCATGCTGTCAACGGCCTTGTCCTGTACGCAAAGCACCTCGCAGATGTTCGGGATGTTCTTCAGCGCCTCGCGGTATACATCCTCCGAGCTTTCCCGGACGGCGAGCGCTATGTCGTTGATTAGCTTCCACGCATACGCATTGGCGTTCAGACTGCGCTTTTTCTTTGCCGGGGATATCTCATACTCCCCCGGCTTAAAGCCGTATACAAAGCGCCGCGCGTCCGGTATCGAGGCGGTAAGTATGAGGTCGTTGCCCATGATCCGGGCGCTCTCAATCTTCATGCGCACCTCCCGGCAGAGCCGCAAAGACAAGCTTCCCGGATATTTCGGCCAGCGTGTTTTTTACGCCGGTCGGCAGTGCCATGTACTCCCGCTCTTTTTCAGCCCTCACCGTGTATGAGCGCTGGAAGTTCGACGCT